GCATATAGTATTCATAGCACTTTATGTAGAATGGGAATATGATACCTGCATTATTTGATGATGTGCCGCTTTGATAAAAGCCGTTTGTGAAATTATGATATGCTGATACTAATTTACTTATATCAAATTCAACTTCATCAGCAGGATTCGAAGGACTATCATAATAGGCAGTCGCTATCAATTCATTGCTAATGTTATATACTTTCACAACATACTTAAATCCTGTTTCGTTAGCGTTCGTGCTAGATATTCTGTATAATATCCTATTGAATGTAGGTAGTATACTTGGTGTAGGTTGTACTAATGTTATACTCATTTTTTACTTACTTTTAATATCAATGAATTAGCACCTACTTCTTCAAGTTCTGTTAGATAGAATGGTGTAACATCATCAACTGCTCTTTGTTTAAAGTTCTTACCTTCAATACCATATTTCTTAATGTAATATGCTAATCTACTAGCAGGACTTGTAATCTGTTTTAATTTCTTTCTTCTTTTGCCTTCTGTGTTTTCAATAAGGTTTGTCGCCTTTAATTCTATGTTCTTTCTTTTCGCCCATCCTTCTAGGTTCGCTAGTGCTTCGGGTGGCATACCATAAGTCTTGAACTGATAATATTTACCATCAGCATTCTTATAGAATGTTTTATTCTTTTGGTTACCTGCTACTCCCTTCACACCCTTATCAATATAATCTGTATATTCTGCATCCCCGAATCCTATCTCTAATCTCCATACTCCACTCTTTTCTTTCGCACCGATAACCGCTATTGAACTTGCTAATCTGCCCGAAGCCTGTGGAACTAATTCTTCAAGTCTAGCAACTAAATCTATTCCGAGCCTATCCAATATAGATTTGACACTTTGTTGTAAAGTATTACCTACTTCAACAATGTACTCATTTTCTGTGAGCCTTCTGCCTCCTATATTAAATAAGGCATCTACTTCTTTCTGTGTCGCAACTCCCATTGTTTATATTCTGCTTCTTTATGTTTGTTATAATCCTTTAAATATGCTAGACTATTTAGATACTGAATGATTGGTAGATTATATGCTGCCGTCATTGTTATATTTTCAAAGTCCGCTATTTGTTTTGTTGAATAAACCCATCCCCATCTTTCCATAAACGAAGTAGAGCCGCCCTCGTTTCCTCCTTCAAATTTGAAGAGGTTATTGTATCGCTTACTAATTCCTTGAATAGTTGATAAAAAAAAAGCATACAACCATAAAGTTCTACGAATTTTGCATTCAATAAATCTTCTGCGACTACCTCGTGAGGTATAGTTCCATACTCCATGTACTTATCTCCTTTCATTGGTAGAAAGAAACAAGCACCAATCTTATGTAACTGCATAATCTGTCCGCTAAAATGATTGATGTCAATATACTGACCTGCGGTAATTTCTGTTAATTCAAAGCAGAACTTATACCTTCTGTCGCCTATTGTTATATAATCAACTGCCTTACATTCCGGCACATTATTAAAGAACTCTAACTTCTTGGCATATTCCTGTACTAATTCCCTATACTTTATAGCATCATAATCTTCTTCGTTCTTGCCTTCAACGACTGCCAACATCTTTTGTTGCTTCTCAACAATGTTCAGTTGCTCACTTAATTCAATATCGTATAGGCTTATAAATTGCCCGACTGTCAGTTTATCCCACATAATTGTAAATATATTTTTTAGGTTATCGTTTATCTAAAAGTATACAAGCCTTTGTTACTAACCTTCAATTCATTCAAGGCAAAGTATCTTAATGCGTCTATCGCATGGTTGTATAAATCTGTTGGCTGACCTGTTAGTGTGCCATCTTTTTCTGTTCTGTATTTGTATGTCATAACTTCTTTACCAATTATATCTTCGGCTACGAAGTTAATCTTATATCGCTTCAATATATCTATACTATTGTTAATACTATCCTTTCCTTTGTTCGCACCTTTAATCATTCGCCATCCATCCCTGTATAATTCCTCAATGCTTTTTGGTTCGGCACTATCTGCTATGATTGTAATGTGTTGAGGAACATTGAGTTGTCGCATTCTAGCACTTATATCTTGATTCGTTAAGCCTCTTTCATAAATCAATGTTTGAACATAGAGTTGTCCTTCGTGTTTCCTTACCTCAACTAATGCAGTCGGGTCAATAGAATAACCAAAGTCCAAGCCGTAACCTAGTAATTCGCCTTGTAATGATTCACAGGCTTCAAAGTTATTGAATATCAAGCCTTCAATCGTACCCCATTCTCCTACTCCATACACATTCCATAAGGCAGGGTCTGTCTTTTTTAATAGTTCAATTTCTAGGATAACAGATTCTTCTAGGAATGGATTGTCTTTGTAACTGCTGACTATTACATCAATATCATTTTCAGTATATCTTCTAACATCTTCTAGTTCTGTCTTGATAAAATGGTTTGGTGATGATGGGTTCAATGCTAGGAATATAGTTCCTGTCGTTCTAAATAGTAATTGTTGCCATTCAAGTTTGTTAATCTCGTTGGCTTCATCTATGAACAGATGGTTTCTTTTCCTACCTCTTAACTTTGTTTCTTGGTCAACTGAAAAGAATTCAACTATTCTGTTGTTATACTTAAACTCAAAGTTAGATTTGTTGTATTCAATGTGATTGTGTAAGCCTGTTGATTCTAATATCTCAATGAAATCCCTTAATGTTGAACTACGAAGGGATGGTAAGAATTTACGGACAATACTGAATGTTCCCTTATTATCAAATTGATTGCCTATTCTACCTGTCAATAACCATACTACTGCTATTTGACAGATGGAATATGATTTAGTGCTACGAGTACCGCCTCTGTTGATTCTTATTTTCTTTGTTGATAGGGCATTCTTTTCGTAGACTTCGCTTCCTTTTATGACAAGGTTATTGCTCACGCTTTATTATTTGTACTTCAATGCCTGTTAAGTTAAGGCTACCTTCTAATTGTATTTGTTCTTTTGGTTTACCATACACTCTTGTCAGTAGTGTGTCAATAGAATACAAACTACCTTTCCTGAATGAACGATATAAGGCATTGGCTATTGTCTTTTCAAGTATAGTCGTGTCATCGCTTTGTACTATATCTTTCAGTTGTTCCATATCCATACCTAACATATTCTGTATGGTATCATTGATTTCGGATTGCTTATATCCTATTCCTTTCAATAAGGTTGTAAACTTCTTTGGTCTGCCATTAGGGTTTCCGCTTTCGCCCTTTTTGTATGGTATAAGGTTTTCTTCGTTTGGCATATTATCTAATATTACTTATGATATCTTCTTGTAATTCAACAGGAACTAACTTTCTCCAATTCTCATTACCAAGTTTAATTGATTCACGGATATTTGTTGCTGATATATTTGCTATTTCTTCTGTCGGGGTATATTTGTTTACCTCATAGCCTACACCCCTACCAAAGTTAATTGATTCCATATCAGGTATGATAATAACTTCAACATCTTGTTTTCTTTGTTTATGATACTTCAATATCATATTCTTTGTTTGTTGTGATGTGAATGGATTACCATTGTCAGGCTCAATATCCCTAATAAGTATAAGAACAGGTATTCCTTTCAATAACTTCTGTTCAATTAATTGGATATGCCCGAAGTGATAAGGCTGATACCTTCCTATGAAGATTGCCCTTTTCTTATCTTTGTTCTGTGTAGGTTGCCCTCCGTAGTTTCTTTTAACCCAAGCCATTTGATTTGTTGTTTAGTATTTTAATAATGCAGTTCTCTACCGATTCGTTGGTTGTATCAATATCTATATAATCTTCCGTTGGAACTTCAAATTCCGCTACAAAAAACTTCTCTCTGCCACGAATTTCGCTAGTGTGGACATATACTTCAACCACTTGATTTGAAGCCTTTAATGCCCTCCTGTGTTCGTTATAGGGGGCAACTACACTAATGATAACATCATAGCCTTCGTTATCCATAAACCTTGCAATATCTAATACAGATTGTATGTTCTTTTCCCTACCTTCCCTAGTGTAATCAAAGTTCTGTAATACTTCACGAAGGTTATCGCCGTCAATATGCACATGCTTTGTGCCTAGTTTTTCAATCAATGCTTTCGCTAGTGTTGTTTTTCCTGCTGCGGGTTGACCGCAAAACCAATATATCATATTCATTTTTTTAATCCGTACTTAATATATTTATACCATACCCTTTCATGTATGTAATATTGTAAAGGCTTGTAAAGTAATTCAACTACCCCGAAGGTAGCACCTAACTTAACTGAACCGCTTACAATATACAATGTAGCAAATCCTATGATTGTACTTATAACACGATAGGATATCGTTTTTGCTAGATGTCGTTTCTTATCTAAACTCATGATACTATACATTTTTCGCCTACCCAATCTATTTCTTTGGCTTCACAAGTGATATGCCATTTCTCTCCAACTCCTTCAACCATATCCCTAGTTGTAAGGGTCGGACAATTTATGTGGACTTCCGAAGCGTAGTATTCGTGTCCTGCAATTAGAACCCTCCATTGAAGCGAATCAGTTGTTTTCGCATCAGTCTTGTACCTAATCTTTACTATCATTTAAAAATGCTTTGAGTGGATAAAATATTAAACTATTCCTATACCCTCCATCAAATGTTGGGATGATAGGAGTAACTCCATGAACATTCTTCCACGCAGGGTAAACTAGCATAGAATTATCTTGTTGTCCGAATGTGGCATTATAATCAGGAACATGTAAGTCGCCACCTTTTGAATTAAGCCTTTTACATATAATCACATTAACCGCACCTACTATGTTACCTGTATCACGATGGAATGGTGCTGATATATTATAATTTGAAATAGAACTTGTAAACATATTAGCGAATCGCCACTTCTCATCAACTCCTTCAAATAGTTTCATCTGTCTAGCATATTGTTCCGGCATATATTCTTTGATAACCTGTTCACTTTCTTTGGCTAACAATAGCATTGCCTTTATGAATGTCTGTGCTGATGGTACTCCATGAACAGAAGATATAGTTCCATAGTAACGCATGAATTGTGGCTTCGGTGGAACTCCCCCTAATATAACTGACATCTGTGTTGTGCCTACCTTCCTTGCCTGTTCCCTTGTCATTCCGGGATTATCTATCTGTGCCTTTAATACATCCGACCTATCAAGTTTTGTTTTCGGTACATTCTTACTATTGAATTCGGCATTCGCCAAGTCCGCAAGTTTGCACATCTTATCAGGCATTTTACTAATGTAAAAGCCTATTGGTTCTCCATTCTCATACAAAATACAATCATCAACTACATTCGGTTCTCTATAATCACATC